CCTTAGGTTGACTCAGACATATCGCGGCCCGTCTGAGTTGCCGCCATCGAAGCCGCCGGGAGAGTTGACTACATGAACATGAACGACCTCGCCAAAATCACCGAAGACTACTTCCTCTCCACTCCCGAGAAGGCGGGCGAAGTCCTCCTCGCCGCTCTCCAAAGTGACCTCCCGGACGATGACATCAAGCGTTTGTTCGCGGCGTGTGAAGCTCGCGGTATCGACCCCTTCGACGCGGCGATGCAGGCACAGGAGCGGCATCGTCTATTGGAGGAGAAGTTCCGCGATCCCGCGACGCGCATTGGCGGCAGCAAGGAGATCGGAGTTCCGTTCCGATATGAGGAGGAAGCGTGAGCACCCTAACCATCGTCATCCTCACCTGCTTCGCCCTCCTCCTCGTCCTCGCCATCCTCACGCTCGCGGCAGCGCTCATCTGGCTTGCCATCCGCGCCCATCGCTACGTCGCCCAATTCCATTCCGATCTCCGCCAGTCGCTCGGCGAGGTCGAGGAGAAATTCTCCTCCTTCCGCGCCGAACTCGTCAACATCCTGTCGGAGCATCGCCGCGAGTTGGCCGCGACTCTCGCTTCCCATCAAGCGGCGATGGACGCCAAGCTGAAGTCGATCAACGGCGATGCGCTAGTCCGCGCCGTCGCCCGCATGGCGATTTTCGTGGACCGCGCCGAACGCGCCGCCCTCGCCCTCGGCTCCATCGCGACTGGCCTCCTCTCGGAAGATGAAGTCAAGCGGAATGCGTTGGAGCCCGAAGCTTATGCTGAAGCCGAGCCGGGGGAGAAGTTCGTGACGCAGAGTGAAAGCGCGAGGAGAGACGCGGAAGCGCTGCGGCAGGAGGATATGTAAATGAAGTGGTTAACAAATTGGCGAACTAACGGGAAATTAAAACTCTTTTTCCCTCAGGCTTGCCTTGATCTCGCATGGCATTCGCACTGCCGCGAGAGAGGTTGGGGGGAGCGGGTTTATCGTAAAGACTCATGGTTGTGGAATGTCTACCAGATCGTTTGGCGGGCTTGTTACAAACTCACCCATTGGCCGTCGCATTTCATTTCGATGGTGCGGGGGCTTCCCAAAACGCCCGACGAACGGATGACAACAGTCCGCTACGAGGCTTCCGGCGGCAGGAATGTTATCCACCTCATCGCCGTCCCCAACGCGGATAAATCGAGGCTAGCTTTGCATTTGTGGGAGCTTTCACGAACTTTCGGAAAGCCCGTACTTCTGGCTCACCTCCCCGTTACACTGCGAGTTGGAGGCGAGCGCAACACTCGGCCTGAGTTGTCGGGTTGGGAGTACGTCGAGTATCCCGATGTAATTCTGGTGTACGTTGTCGGTTACATTTTAGAGTGACAGCAGCCATCAAACAGCAGGGGGTCAAGTGAGCGCATCCGGGGTATAATCCTCCCATGAGCGACCAGACTCTCACCCTTGTCCCTCCCCCCTTGCCGCCCGCGCCATCCCCGCGTCTCTCCTCCTCCCCGCCCACGAAAAAAGACCGCGCCCGCTGGTATCTCTACTCCATCGGCAAAACCGAAGACGAGATCGTCGCCTCCGAAGGCAAGGGATCGAACACGCTCAAGGTTCGCACCTCGATCCAGAAAATGCTCGTCTACCAGCAAGAGCGCTCCCGCGAAGTCGTCACGATGGAAGTCCACGGGCTCGCCCTCAGCAAGCTAGATCACTTGAGTAAATTCGTGGATGAAGCCCTCGTCGCCAAGCGCTACCTCGCCGATGGGAAGACTCTCGTCCCGGACTGGGATGTCGGCTTGAAGGCGCTCAAGGAAGTCCGCGAATGGCTCTCCACTGTTCAGCCGAAGCCGGGGATGAGCGTGAACGTGAACCAGCAAACCAACGTGGTATCGGGTGGGCGGAGTGGTCGAAGTTTCGAGACACAACTGCGCGAGCGCCGTGAAGCACGCGGGCTGAAAAACAGAGAGGACATCGTTGAAGGTGACGTACCCGAAGATGACGAGGATGAGGAAGACACCGAGTACACTGGCGGTGACGACGATGAAAGTACCGATCTCGATGAGGCGACGACTGGAGAAAGCGGCAAGGCCGAAGCGTAAACGGCTTGCCTCCCATTTCAATATCAGTCTCGCCTCCATCGACCGTATCATTTACAAATCAGGTTGGAAATCCGTCTTAGTCTCATGCGCATAAGCCGCAAAAATCCCGATCTCAACGAACTCATCGAACTCCTCGACGAGAAATACGTCGCTGCCGGGAGCGATACGGCGCGCGCTTGGGATGCGGTTGCACCCGACGAACTCGCCTACATCAACGAGGAGATCGACAAATGCGTCGGCGATTGCCGTTACTATCTTGAGAATTACCATACGATCCGCGATGAACACGGGCGGTTGAAAACACTTTACCCCTTCTGGGATCACCAAGAAATCATCTACAACTTTTTCGAGGAAGACTGGGCGAAGCAGGGCTGCTTCCGTGCCGTTATCCTCAAGCCCCGGCAAAGCGGCGGAACAACTTGGTCGAGCGGCTTCATCTTTCACGGCACGATCTTCACGCCGGAAGCCTATTCGTTGACAATGGCACAGGATGAAAAAGTCTCGGGCGAGATCTTTCAGCGTCTCATGGATGCTTACCACAATCTTCCGTGGTGGTTGCGCCCCGAATACGTCTCCAAGCAGCAAGGACTGCATGTTATCTTCCAGCGGCGCGACGAAGCTGAACGCTTGGTTAATCCCGGTCTCGGCTCCACTTTGCTTGTGTCGAATGCTCAACGCTCCTCCGGTATCGCCATCGGCAGGACGATACGCAATCTACATGGCTCGGAAGTCTCCCGTTGGCCCTCCGCCGATGCGTGGACGGCTGATATCAAGCCTTCCCTGAACGCCCATGACATGAAAGCCATCCTCGAATCTACCGCGTGGGGACGCAACGGGCTATTCTTCAATATGTGGCGCGCGGCGGAGCAAGGAAAGAGTAATTGGCGTCCTATCTTCATCCCAGTCTACAAAGTCCGTAAATATTTCATCCCCCTGCGAGCCGGAGAGAGTTTCGATCTCACTTTGGAAGAGAAGGCGCTGCGAAAGTCCGTGAAGGAGAAAGAGAACTTCACGATTCCTTATGGGTTTTTCAAATGGCGTCGGCAGGATATCATCGAGACCATCAACGCGACGGGATCGGACGAAACGCACGACGAAGCCTACCCTGTCACTTCAAGCGCCGCGTTCCTCTCGTCGGGCTTCGGTGCCTTCCCGAAGAAGTGTTTGAACGAGCAGGATAAAAACAATTGCTGTCCTCCAATCTGGATTGGAGAGATCGAGTACAATGGCCCCGATGGCGAGCCTATCTTGCGCGGTCACAAGCCCCAACCAGAAGAGTTGTTGGAGAAACCTGATCGTTTCAATCGGCTTTGGGTGTGGGAATGGCCGGATGCGAATGATGTAGTTGAATATTACGGCGCAGCCGACGTAAGTGGCGGGGCTGGCCCGGATTTTTCAGACGGTGTGTTTTATCGCCTTGGCTTCGGTCCCGAGCCTCACGTTCAGGTCGCGGAATGGCATGGGCTCTGCAATCCTTCTCATTTCGCCAAGATCCTCGCCGCGCTTGGCTACTATTACCACACGGCTGAACTTGCGGTTGAGTACATGAAAGCCGGTGTGACGACAGGTGACGAACTCCTCTGGCAACTCGACTACCCCAATCTCTACCGCTGGAAGCACCTCGACAAGATCAACAACTCCTTGACGATGCATGTTCATTGGATGACCACCTCCCGCACCCGCGACGACGCCATCAACCGGATGAACGAGGCTCTCCTCGACAACACAATCATAATTCGCAATCATCATACGATTGAGGAAATGCGCGACTTCGGCAGGCTTGAAGGCGACGGAAAAGCCGCTGGCCTCGACAATGAAGACGATGCGGTGATGGCGAATATTATTGCGATCTGTGCGGCCCATCAATCTGGCAAGCGCACGCAGGACTTCACTTCATCCGGCTCGGCCTCCCATCTGATGCCTCGCGGCCCGCAACTCTTCGGCCTCTACGACCACCTCAACCGCCAGCTCGGGCAATTCGACGGGCTCGACCAAGCGCTCACCTTCCTTCGCAAAATGGAGAAAGAACACGCGGCTAAATTGGAGGAAATCCCCTCGCTCATCGCGGCCCCTCCCCTCACCTGCTCTCGCGCAAAGGGGATGGATGCCTCCGCTCAAGAAATCAATCCGCAGAAACCTTGGGCGAAGGATTCCTCGCGTTACGTTCTCCGCCTCCCTGACGGGAGCATCCTCGTCACCCTCCGCGAAATCATGGTGATGAAAGCGAACACGCCTTGGTCGCCAGTTCATGACGCCCAAGGAGCCGAGCGCGAACTCCACTATAAGCATGGTGTGCCGGTTCGCTCGATCACGCCGGATATCGTGCATACCTACCGCGAGATGCTTACGACGCGGTATTACAGCGGCGAGGATAATTGAGTTGACGCCGCAACTATATTCTGATTAGGATAGCTCATGAAACATCCAAGAGTACGATCATTCGCAATCGCCCCGCTGCTGGAATTGGCGGATTTAGTCGAACAATGGCAGGTAGCCGAGGATGCTTGGGCTAGAGCGAGCCTCGCATTTGACCTCCACTACGCTACTAAGTCGATGGCGAAGCGGAAGAAAGTGGTAGCCGACAAGGAGGCTACTTTATTGCAGATCATGTTGCTAGACAAAAAACTGCGGGATTGGCGGCGCTAGGCGTGTTCCTCCACTCCATCCCGTCCTCCCTCCTCGACTTCACCTCCGGTCGCCGCCTCACTCTCGACCAGCTTGACCTCGACGGTGAGAACCTCGCCATCACGGTCGTCATCGTCGGCGGCAACACCATCCATTTCACCCCTCCCTGCGAGTCAACCCACGATCTATCGTTCCTCTTCCTCAACGGTCAGGAGGTCTCTCGCTTCCTCCTCCTCGACGATCAGTCCGGCCTTTGGCTCGATGATCGCGGACAGGTGAGGAGCGAGCAGGAGATGGTTGACCTCCCGCTTAAAATGGCGATTGAGTGTATCGGGGGGAGGGAGCGGGAGGAATTCCTGAGGAGGCTTGACTCTTGATGCGATTTCCCAAACTTTTGCGGAGGCACTGTAATGTCCACTAGCAACGTAGCCCCACTCGATCCTTCCAGAAGCTACATCTTCTGCCCTCGCTGCGAACAAGACGGCCACGAAGGTGTCGAAATGCGGAGGGACGCGCATCGCTATATCTGTCCTCTCATGCACGAACTCGATCTCCAAGCCGTCCAACGCTTGATCGCGAGTGGCCGCAAACTCCATATGGTCCCGCTCATCCAGGAGGAACGCCCCTCCCCCAACCAGGTTCAGCAAAAGGTATGGGTGCATCCTGAGACATGGGCCAAGCTCCAAACGAAATTCAAAGGGCGATTCCTCGTAACTCTCGACGTATTCTTCAACCTCCTCGCCGACGACCAGATCATTTTCATCAGCGGGGAGGACGCGACGAAGCTGCGGAGGTTCGGCATCACCAGCGGCAAGGATATCGTTGCGATGGCTGAGGCGAGGAAGGAGCTGGAGGAGACTCATCGCGCCCTCATTCAGAGATTGAGCCCGGTGTTCGCGGCAGCACAACAGGCGGGGGAATTGTGATGACAACCTCGGCGGGGAAACTCTGAATGTCTGCCTAGGCGCAGGGGAACTCTAGCGTTAGTCCCGCCGTTAACGAAGTAGCGCAATCCCCGCCCCTCCTTCGCATCCCTCATGCTAATCTCACGGCGTGAGCACCGCCGCTGTCACCGCCAACATCCCGAGCGCCAAGCGCAACCTGGAAAGCGAAGTCCTCGCATGGACGGACGCGCTTTTCGAGCAACTGACCAACGACAAGGACCGCGATAAAGAAATCCGCGATTGCCTCAAGATCATCGACTATCTCGAAGGCAAACAATGGTCCGCCAACGCCCGCTTCGCCCGCTCGCGCCCCGTCGTCAACAAATTCAACCGCCACTACTGGGAAGGGATCGGATTCCTCACCGATCTCGCGCTCGACTTCCAAGTCAAGCTGTTCGACAAAGGGAGTTCGGATTTCAGCGAGTTCGAGAAACTCCTCAACACTCTCGCCACGCATTGGGCTCTCGCGAACGATTTTGAAGATCGAACCTACGATGTCGTCCACTACGGGATGCTCCACTCTGGCTGGGCGAAACTCCAGTGGAAGTCCTCCCTCAACGGCGGCATGGGCGATGTCAACATGGTTTCCATCGCGCCGTGGAACATGGCGGTCGCGGGCGCATCCACCGATCCGCAAGAAGCGGAAGCCCTCGTCTACTTCCGGGTTGAGACCCTGAATCAACTCCTGCGGGATTTCGGCGACGCCGCCAAACGAATCGAGCACGACTCAATCTATTCCGATGGCGGCGCGACTCTCTCCTCGGATTCCATCCGCCCCGGTTACATCAACAAAGACACATGGTCTCGAATCGGAGATCCCCTTAAGAAGCGGATTCTGGGGGATGACGCGCCGACTTCAACCGACGTTTATCCCAAAGTTCTCAAGAAGGAATTCTGGCTCAGAGACGACTCGAAGAACGAATCGTCCATCACCCGCTGCGTAGGCCCCGCCGACTCAAAAGGAATGCCGCTCTACAACTGGTGTTACCTCGTGGAGCCCGGCGAACCTCTCTACCCTCGCGGCAGGGTAATCGTCACGGCTGGCGGCGCGGTCCTCAACGACAATCCCAATCCCTACTGGCACGCCAAATTCCCATTCGGGTTGTTCCGCCCCTATCGCGTGCCGTGGAAATTTTCCGGCAACAGCGTGGTCAAGCCTTGGGTGCAGATGCAGAACATCACCAATCGTATCTACGGCGGCGTGCTCGACATGATCGTCTCGATCTTGGAGCCAACCCTGATCGCGCCCAAAGCCGCCTTCCCCCAAGCCGATTGGGATTCCATCGACCCCGGCGCATCTGGCGGGAAGATTAAATATAACAACAACTCGCCTAAAGCTCCCGAGTTCTCCAAACGCGCCGACCTGCCCGGTTGGGTATTCCAATACCTTCAAGAGATCAGCAAGGAATACGACATGGCCTCCGGCGCATCGGCGATGTCCCAAGCCCTGGGCAAGAAGCAGGTCCCCGGCGACGACGCGCTCGAACGCATCATGTCCTCGCGCTCGCTCCCAATCAAAGTCCAATCGAAAGCGCTCACCTCATTCGTGCGCGACATCGGCGAGATGGGGATTGCGAACATGCTCCAGTTCTACTCGGCGGCGCATCGCGTGGCGATACTCGGGACGCAGGGAATCAGCGCGAGCGACTATCGCCCGATCTACGGAGAAGCCCGCCCAGCCGGAATGAAAGGCGAGGAATTCGTCAAGCGCTTCCAGTTCGTAACCAAGCCCGACTCGCTCCTGCAAAGCCAGCGCAACGAGAAAGTCGCCTTCGGCATGGAACTTCAGAAAAGAAATCTTCTCAGTTCCCGCAATCTCTTCAAACTTCTCGATCAGAATTTCAATTGGGAAGAGAATCGTCAGGAACTGTTGGCGGAAGCAAAGGACAAATTGCTGATCGCCGGAGCCGCCGCCGCGCTCACTGGGAAGAAGGGGAAATAAAAAGTGTCGCAATCCGCTTGCCCACTTTCTCTCTTACATGTCACCCTCCTGTCAGTCGCTCCAGCAGCGGCTCGGTGGTGGAGGCCATCGTTAGCTCTCTGAAACTCACGACTCCCGCGCAAGCCCGAGTCGAGCAATGAGCAAGGGTGAGTAAACCCCGCATCCCCCTCGCAAGAGGGAGAAAAGGAGGCGACGATCCTATGGCGCGCAAAAAGGGCCGCAAAAAGGGACGTAAGAGTGGGCGCAAGCACGGCCGGAAGTAATTCGTTCGCGAGCGTCACCTAAGCGAAATCGTGGGAGGCTGAGTCGAGGGTCTTAGTCTCCCACTCCTCATTCACACTCTCGCTCAACAGTCAGGAGTTGCATGATGGGCCAGCACAAGAAAACCGAAAAGGAAGTCGCCACCAAGATGCCGATCTCGGATGCGACGCGCGAGAAGTCGTTTGGCTCCGCGCCCGCCGACATTGGCCTCAGCAAAGGTGCTGAATTCGCGTCGTTCGGCTACAAGATTCGCGGCGCGGGCGAAATCTGGCCGAAGGGAATCACCTCGGTCGATCAGAAGTCGGGTTTCCCGGAGAATCGCGACAAGTAATCAGCCATGCCAGCGAAAGCTTCAGCGCCGCCTTCGATCTACGAGAACATGGCAGGGATGGCTTCTTCTCCGCCTCCCCCTCCCGGTGGCGCGACTCCCCCCGGCGCAGGTGCAGGCGCAGGCGCAGGCGGTGCGGAAGAGAAGAAGCAAATCGTGATGACTCTTCTCGAAGTCGGGAAGAAGTGGGACAAGCTGGAGCAGGACCAAGCGGGGAAAGCCATCATCCAGCAGATGATGGACCTCGTCAAGAAATATCAAACGGAAGTCCTGAAGGAAGGCGGCCCGAAAGACGCGGCTGCCGCGAGCGGGGATGCTGGCGCGGGCATGCCGCCGCCTCCCCCCGGCAAAGGGGACAAGGCAGAACCCGTCCCAGCCTAAGTTTGCGTAGCGCGAAACGAGGAGAACTAACAACATGGCAACAAGCGACATCTTAGCCGATCTCGAAAGTTTGCTGACTACCCCCGAGGAGAAGCTCGCCCTCTCTATCCTCCGCAAGAACACTGCCGCAAACGATCTGGTCGGGGAAGGACTCGCCTATCGGTCGGCTTATTTTAGCGAGCCTCCCGCCGTGACTCCTCCAGCCATTGCGACTCCCCCGGCTGCTGTCGCCACTCCTCC